AAAATATTTTGTATATACTACAGAGGTATAGTAATAATAAAAAACCAAACATTAGAAAGAGCATTAGAACTATTAGAGCGTTCAAGCGCCTTAACAATAGGAATACAGATAAATAACAATTAAAAACCAAACAAATGAAAAGAGGTTACAAAGGCCGTAGGAGTTACGGCAAAAAGAAAGGTGGCTATAGGTCATCAAAAGTAAAAAGAACATATTATGTATCACGCGGAGGAATCCGACTTTAAAACAAAAACAAAATGGGACAAAACATTTTCAACAGCATTCAGCTGAACAAACCAAAGAAAAACGTCTTCGATTTAACGCATGACGTAAAGTTATCAACAAACATGGGACAATTAACCCCCATATTAACATTAGAATGTGTACCTGGAGACAAATTCGATTTATCATGTGAAAGCCTTATTAGGTTTGCACCAATGATTGCACCAGTTATGCACAGAATGGATGTAACAATGCATTATTTCTTTGTACCAAATAGAATAGTATGGCCGAATTGGGAAAAATATATTACAGAACACAATAGTGTTCATGTATATCCTCATTTAAATTATACTACTGGATGGTTAAATCCAGCAAACATAGACCAATCATCAAACAAATTCATGGACTATATGGGTGTACCCCCAATGGTAGCCGCTGGAACAGCAACAAACATTAATGCAATTCCATTTGCAGCTTATCAATGTATTTATAATGAATATTATAGAGATCAAAATTTACAAGCACCAATTGACTATAAACTTGTAGACGGAGATAATAGTTTAACATGGGCAAGAAACAGAGAATTAACAACTTTAAGAAATAGAGCATGGGAGCATGATTATTTTACTGCATCACTACCTTTTGCACAAAAAGGAGCAGCAGTAGATATACCTTTAGGTTCAATAGGTTCAGACGCAAATGTATATAGTTCGGTATCAAATTACGATATTACAACAACCACAACAGATATTCCAGTTACTGGAGTAGTACCAACAGATGCGACAACAAATCTTTATGCACAAACAAAAGATTTAGATATAGAACCAACTACAATTAACGATTTACGTAGAGCATACAAATTACAAGAGTGGTTAGAAAAAAATGCAAGAGGCGGAACAAGATATATTGAAAATATTCTTACACATTTTGGTGTAAGAAGTTCAGACAAAAGATTACAAAGACCAGAATACATTACTGGTGTAAAAAGTCCAGTAGTAGTATCAGAAGTATTAAACACAACAGGTCAAGATGGTGGATTACCACAAGGAAACATGTCAGGACATGGAATTAGCGTAACAAGTGGAAAAAGCGGTAGTTATTACTGTGAAGAACATGGATACATTATTGGTATCATGTCAGTAATGCCAAAAACAGCATATCAACAAGGAATACCACGCACATTCCTAAAAACAGATTCATTAGATTATTTCTGGCCTACATTCGCTAATATTGGAGAACAAGAAGTAGCAAAACAAGAATTATACGCATATACAGCAAATAAAGAAGAAACATTTGGTTATGTACCAAGATATGCAGAATATAAATACATGCCAAGTAGGGTAGCTGGAGAATTTAGAACATCATTAAATTATTGGCATTTAGGTAGAATATTCGCTACCGAACCAAGTTTAAATAGTGATTTCATAGAATGTGATCCAACAAAACGCATATTTGCTGTCGAAGACCCAGCAACAGACGTATTATATTGTCATGTACTTAATAAAATCAAGGCAGTAAGACCTATGCCTAAATATGGTACACCAGCAGGTTTATAATGTCAACAAAGTGTATAACACCCTATCATGTACAAGACAAGTTCACTGGAAACTACATACCAGTGCCATGCAGTAAATGTCCGCCATGTATGAAAAGACGGACAAGTGGATGGAGTTATAGATTGATAAAAGAGGGCGAACGTTCTAGTAGTGCATTATTTGTTACATTAACATATGATACAGAATACGTTCCAATAACAGATAAAGGATATATGAATTTAGATAAAACTGATATACAAAAATTCTTTAAAAGATTACGGAAACTATCCAATACAAAAATTAAATATTATGTATGTGGAGAATATGGCACTAAAAAGATGCGCCCTCATTATCATATAATATTATTCAATGCAAATAAAGAACACATACAAAAAGCATGGATATTAAATAACAAACCTTTAGGTTCAATGCATATAGGACAAGTAAACGAAGCAAGTATAGGTTACACATTAAAATACATGACAAAAAAGGGAAAAATACCATTACATTATAACGATGATAGACAAAAAGAATTTAGTTTAATGTCCAAAAGATTAGGAGACAATTATATAACAAAAAATATGATTAAATGGCACAAACAAGATTTAGAAAAACGTATGTACGTAAACATACCAGATAATAAGAAAATTGCAATGCCAAGATATTATAAAGATAAAATATATAATGAAATAGAAAAGGACAAAATTGCAATGTATTTAAAAGACATTGCAGAAAAAGAAACAATTAAATTACAAGAAGAATTAGGAGATCAATATGAAAAAGTAATGGTCGAAAGACATATAAACCAATTTAATAAAATGTATAAAAATGCCGAAATCGGCAGACAATATGAATAAATCAAACTTAAAAAGATATATTATGAAAGTTAAAAATTCGTTAAATTACGATTACACAGAACAATTAGGAGAGGTAAATAATTTACCTTCAATGACAATACCAGACCAAACAATGTCAATACGTACAATAGTAGATAGATATACAAGAGGACTTCCCATTACTGGTTTTACACCAGTATATGACGGGGAAGACTATTACATGCCAGACCCAAGAACATTAGATTTAGTAGATAGACATGAAATGGCAGAAGAAATAAAACAAGAAGTGGAGAGCCTTAAGTCTCGCCAATGGAAAAAACCACAAGATGTTGAAAACACTGTGGAAAACTTAAAAAACGACGTAGAAAAGACACCAATTTAACATTGGTGTCGCTTTCTGCGTAAGACAAGCGAAGCGCGTCAGAAACAAAAAGCACTAATATTCCTTGATATATTAGTGCTAATTGACACTAAACCAAAATAAAGAGCTATATTTATAAAAAAAAGGTAACGCAGTGGACGCAAAATAAAAAAATAAAAGCGATTAAAAGGTTAAAGTCAATTAAAAACTCAAAAAACAAAAAACATGCCAATACCATTAGCATTAGCAGCAGCAGCAATACCAGCAATAACAGACCTGGTAAATAGCGGAAGTACATTATATACTAACGCACAAAATAAAAAATTCAGTCAACAAATGTATGACAGACAAAGAGCAGACGCATTAACAGACTGGGATAAACAAAACAAATATAACAGCCCAAGTCAACAAATGCAGAGATATAAAGAAGCGGGATTAAATCCCAATTTGATATATGGGCAGATGTCTAATAGTCCAACTATTAGAAGTACCGATATGAAACAACCCGACTTCGTAGCACCAAAACTACAAAACACAGGACAAGTAATGAATAATTACTTAGATTTAAAACTTAAAGAACAACAATTATCAAATGATAAACAAGCTGGAGAATTATTACGTCAACAAACACGAGGAAAAGAATTAGAAAATCAGAACGTAATAGACCAGTCACCATATATAGCTGAAGAAAGGTTTCAAAGAAGTAGATTAACGGGAAAACAAGTAGATAGTATTATGGAAGACATAAGCAATAAAAAACTTATGAATCCGTTATTAAGAGATAAAGTAAGTAACGATATACAAACAATGACTCAAAATAGAAACTATCAAAATTTAACAACACCACAACAGATAGCAGTACAAAAAGCTACACAAAAATTAATAGAAGCAAAATTAGAAGGTCAAAATATAGAAAACGCATTTAGAAAATATACAAATGCATTACAAACAAATTTAGGTATAAATTCAAGCCTTATATCCGATATGTTAAAAATCGGTTTAGGCTCATTATTAAACAAAAGATAAAAAATATGAAAATATTTTGTATATACTACAGAGGTATGGTAATAATAAAAAACCAAACATTAGAAAGAGCATTAGAACTATTAGAGCGTTCAAGCGCCTTAACAATAGGAATACAG